TATATACCTTTAGTTTATTAGGTGTGCTAGGTGCTTCTTATATCTTGATTAAAGAGGAGAATTAAGTATGTCAGAACTAGTTAAGGTAGAGATACTAACAAGGAAAGACTTATCAGCTTTCAAAGATGGTGTTGCAGATGCAATACTTCATGGTAGTAAAGATGATAATAGTAGAAATCCTTACTACAAACAAGGCTATGAGTTTGGTATTACAGTATATGCAGACTTCATGGTACAAAATGATTTCTTCAAACAAAGAAAGGAAAAGATATGAACCAAAAGGATAAAATAAAAATAAGACTTATGTTAGAAAATCTAGTGGAAGGTAATGCTCTTAATATGAAAGAGTTTAAGTTTCGTATGGAGCAACTACCTTATGTAGTTCATAGGCTAGAGATTCAAACAAGCACACCAAAACATGAAGCCATACTTACACTTATAGATGAGAATGGCGAGTATCACATTATAGGAGTTTAACAATGAATGTATTAAGTTTATTTGATGGTTGTAGTAGTGGTCAAGTTGCACTACAGAGAGCAGGTTTCAAGGTAGATAATTACTTTGCAAGTGAGATTGACAAGTATGCAATCAAGGTAACTCAAGCTAACTTTCCTAACACTTATCAGCTAGGAGATGTAAGAGAAGTTATAACTCCATATTCTATGTCTGAATATGAACCTATCTTTTATGAAGGAGATATTGATTTGCTTATGGGTGGTTCGCCTTGTCAAGGTTTCTCATTCGCAGGTCATCAGCTTAACTTTGATGACCCACGTAGCAAGTTATTCTTTGAGTTCACTAGGATTATGCATGACATAAAACCTAAGTATGTACTACTAGAGAATGTACGTATGGCTAAGAAATCTCAAGATATAATCTCTAAGTACATGGGATTTGAACCTCAACCATTGAACTCTAAGTATGTATCAGCACAAAACAGATATAGATTATATTGGTTTGGTAAACGTGTAGACGATAGCTATGAGCAATTAACTATACCACCTATGATATGTAAAGGTTTGACTATGCAGAACATACTTGAAGATGGTTATGAAACTGAAGAGATGACTAGCAATGGTAAGTCTCATTGTCTTACTGCTAGGTATAATGGTGCAGTATGGTGGAATAGTATTGAACGTAAGCAACGTACTATGGTACTCAAGGAGAACCCTACCATGTCTAAAGATGGCTTGTTACAAGTAGGTATTGCAGACCTCAAAGGACATGATGCAATCAAGAGAGTATATTCAAGAAAAGGTAAAGCACCTACACTTACTACAATGCAAGGTGGACATAGAGAACCAAAGGTTGCCACTAGCAAGGATATGTGGAGAAAGCTTACACCACTTGAGTGTGAGAGATTACAGACACTACCTGACAACTACACTAATCATGTATCCAACTCACAAAGATACAAGATGATTGGCAATGGTTGGACAGTTGATGTGATTGCACACATACTAAAAGGTATCCACTTAGATGGATGGAATGAAATGTATAACTACTATGAGGAGAGAGTATGATGACAAATAATGATGCATTTAGTAATTATTATAAACAACTTGAAGGCTTTACTGTAAAAGAGTTTTTAGGTATGAGCGAGGATGGTTTCCCTCAATTTATTCTTACTAACAAACATGAAGATATAATGATTGAAGTTAGTAGAGATGAAGAAGGAAATGGTGGTGGCTTTTTATTCATAACAGATGTGGAGGTGTATTAAAATGTGGCATAGAATTACAGATTTTCTTAATGTAGATTATCATAAGAAGTATGGTGAAGGTACAAAGTATGACCTTGACTATGGTAAACTACTAATAATTTTCTTATGCATTTACATTGCACTCAAGGTGTAGTATAATGGGCAATGAAGATATTAAATATTTATTGCTAAGTATATTTGCAATGATATATGTTTTTGCATTCACAAGTTTATACTAAGAAAGGAACTCAATGGAAAATCTAGAACCCTCTAAACCTAACAGGAAAAAGTTTGATATGGACTTGAAGTATGGTAAGGTAAGGGAAAAACTTGTGGCAGATATGTTGCAAGATAAAAAGATTGAAGTCAAATCTGAGAGAGACATATGGCAAAAGACAGGTAACATTGCTATAGAGTATCAGTCATATGGAAAGCCAAGTGGTATCCAAACAACTGAAGCAGATTATTGGTTTCATAATCTATGTATAGGCAAGGAAGTGTTCTGTACATTAGTCTTTGATATCAATAGCTTACGTAAAATTATTGATAACTTAGATTATAAAAAGAGTGTGTCAGGTGGTGACCATAATGCAAGTAGAATGTATCTACTAAACTTGCAGAAATTATTTTCATCTGATGTAATTAAAACTTTTAGGGAGATTGACAATGTATAGGAAACTGTGGTATGATTCGTAAAGTTTCACAGAGTAAAAGAATAAGACTACTAAACAGATGGGAAGTTACTGTCATTGAGATAATTAAGAACACCTATGTTGTAAGTGCTAATGATGAGTGGGAAGCTATTGACAAGATGGAGTTAATGGATAAGCCTACCTTCAATGACAAGTTAGAATCTTATGTTGATGTAGTAAAGAAAATTAATTATTCATAGGTGTATTATGGAAGAAAGGTATTATGATTACATGGTAAGAAAACTAATGGAGAGTAATGACACAGGAAAAGGTATGACTGTACCTTCCTTAGAGGACATGGTAAACAGTCCACCTCACTACAACAAAGCAGGCATTGAAACTATAGATGCCATTGAAGCAATGACTGATGGTGGCTTTGACTATTATCTTCAAGGTAACATTATGAAATATCTATGGAGATATAGATATAAGAATGGTGTTGAAGACTTAAAGAAAGCTCAATGGTATCTAAACAAACTTATAAAGAACAGAGAAGACTATGAAAAATCTTTGGGATAATGACAAGAAAAAACTCTACAAAGAAATCTATGAGGAGTTAATCCAAGAAGGATACACTCACCATGAAGCAAAGAAGTATGCTAGAGAAGAAGTCGCAGACAAGATTGAAAGTGATACTGACTTTATAAATGAAATAATAAAACAGGAGTATGGAGAAGATGACTAACGAATATGGATATGATAACTACCATGGTTTTGTAGATGGTAAACAAGTTGAGTGTGTAATATCTTATGATAAGAATAAGGACTTATATGAATGTATAGTTGCTTATAATAATAAGATAGATAATAAGTATTATTCAGTAAAGAAGAGTGCCATAGAAACTATTGCAAAGATACTAACACAATGGAAGGAATAATATGAGTGAATCAAAAGTAATTAAGAAGGGTAGCTGTAGCAGGTGTGGTTCATCTGATGCAAATGTATTATATGAAGGTGGAACTAAGTTCTGCTTTTCATGTAGAACTTATTCAAAGGGAGATGAAGATATGGAACAACCACAAAAGCCTATCTCTATAAATAGTAATCATCAGAATTTTAGTAGTGGAGTTATAGATGGTATACCTGACAGAGCAATTAAGAAAGAGACTACACAATTTTATAATGTCCAAGTACTACACGATAGAAATCACAATGTGGTTAAGCATATATATCCTTATTACGATATTAATAATAGTCACATAGGTAACAAGATAAGACTTGTAGAGAACAAAGGTTTCTCTTCAGAAGGTAACCTACCTAGAGCAGTTATGTTTGGACAACAGAAGTTTCCTCATGGTGGTAAGTATCTTACTATATGTGAGGGTGAGATTGATGCAATGTCTGCCTATGAATTGCAAGGTTCTAAGTGGGCAACCATATCAATCAAGAATGGATGTCAGTCTGCACTCAAAGATATCAAGGCAAACTATGACTACATAAATAAGTTTGAGAAAGTTGTATTGTGTTTTGATAATGATGAGCATGGCAGAAATGCAGCCACAAAAGTTGCTCAAGTATTTGAACCTAACAAGTGTCTTATCATGGACATGAGATACAAGGATGCTAATGAGTATCTTATGAAGGGTAAGAAGCAGGAGTTTACTCAAGACTTTTGGAATGCAAAACCTTACACTCCTGCAGGTATACATAACCTTGCAGATATTACATCAAGAATCTATGAGGAAGATAACACAGAGACTTGTTTGTATCCTTATGATGGACTGAATGAGAAGCTGTATGGTATACGTACAGGTGAACTTGTTACCTTTACTGCAGGTACAGGAGCAGGTAAGTCTTCTCTTATGAGAGAACTTATGCACCACCTACTAACTAATACAGAACATAATATTGGTGTCTTCTCTCTTGAAGAAAACATAACAAGAACTATGTTACATATCATGTCAGTAGAAGCAAGTGACAGATTATATATCAAGGAAGTACAGAAGAACTATACCATTGAACAGATGAAAGAGTTTGAGAGAAAGACTATTGGTACAAGAAGGTTCTATGGCTTTGACCACTTTGGTTCTATTACTACTGATGAGATACTTAACAGAGTAAGATACATGGTCAAGGCACTAGACTGTAAGTACATACTCATTGACCACCTATCCATACTTGTTTCAGGTATTGAGGGTGAGGATGAGAGAAGAAACATTGACCAACTTATGACCAAGCTACGTTCCCTTGTTGAAGAAACTAGATGTGCAATGCTTCTAGTATCTCACTTGAGAAGAGCATCAGGTGATAAAGGTCAAGAGCAGGGTAAGGAAATATCCTTATCAATGCTTAGAGGTTCACACTCTATTGCACAGATATCAGATGCAGTCATTGCACTAGAGAGAGACCAACAAGCAGAAGACCCTGTCATGGCGAATACAACTACTGTCAGGGTTCTAAAGAATAGATATGCAGGTGAGACAGGTATCTCTGCCTACCTGTTATATGACAAGGACACAGGTCGATTGAAAGAGATTGCCAATCCACTTGAGTCTAACAATCAATCAGATGTAGAGGACTTTTTATGAGAAAATTTGTAGTAGATATTGAAACTGATGACATCAAGGCAAAGGTCATTCATTGTATTGTTGCCAAGGACATTGACAATGGTGACGTATTGTCATGGCATGGAGATACACTGAAAGACTTTGCCAAGTGGAGTGAATCTGTTGATATATTTATTATGCATAATGGGATATCATTTGATGCTCCCATACTCAACAAGCTGACAGGTAGTAAGATAAAACTTGCACAGGTCAGAGACACACTTATCCTTTCACAATTATCTGACCCTATGCTAGAAGGTGGACACTCACTCAAGGCATGGGGGCAGAGGTTGGGATTTGGTAAGATAGATTACAATGACTTCTCTCACTTCAATGAAGAGATGTTGAAGTATTGTATACAAGATGTTGAGTTGACATATAAATTATATAAACATTTATTACCCACACTAAAGAAGTATTCAAAGAAGTCTATGCTTCTTGAACATCAAGTCAGAGCCATAGTTAATAAACAGGAAGAGAATGGTTTCAAGCTAGACATTGAACAAGCAGATAAGTTATGTGCAAGACTTGAAGAAGAAGCAGACAATATAGAAAAAGATTTAAAAGAAATATTCCCACCTATCATTACAGAAAGATACTCTGAAAAGACAGGTAATAAATTAAGTGATAGTGTGGAAGAGTTCAACCCTAACTCTAGACAACAAATCTCAAAGAGGTTGATAGAGAAAGGTTGGAAACCTGAGAACCTGACACCAACAGGGCATCCTATTGTTGATGAAGGAACACTAAAAAGAATTAAAGATATTCCTGAAGCACAACAGATTGCTCACTATCTTCTATTGCAGAAGAGGGTCTCTCAGATTAAGTCCTGGATAGACGTAGTCCAGGAAGATGGCAAGGTGCATGGTAGAGTGATGACACTAAAAGCAATTAGTGGAAGAATGGCTCACAACTCTCCAAACATGGCTCAAGTTCCTGCTTCCTATTCTCCCTATGGAAAGGAATGTAGGTCAGTTTGGATACCTACCAATAGTAATTATGTATTACTAGGTTGTGATGCATCTAGCCTAGAACTTCGTTGCCTTGCCCACTACATGGGTGATTCCAAGTTTACAAAGGAAGTTGTTGAAGGTGACATACATACTGCCAATCAAAAGGCTGCAGGTCTGAAGACAAGAGACCAAGCAAAGACTTTTATCTATGCTCTAATCTATGGAGCAGGACCTGATAAGATAGGTCAGATAGTTGGTGGTGGTAAGACTGAAGGTAAGAATATTATCAATAAGTTTATGTCCAATATGCCTGCTCTAAAGACCTTGCGTGATAAGGTTGACAGAGTTGCAAAGACAGGACTGATAAGAGGTATTGATGGTAGACTACTAAAGGTCAGACAATTTCATGCATCAATGAACCTACTACTACAGGGTGCAGGTGCAATCATTTGTAAGGAATGGTTACGACAAATAACTTTAAAGGTGCAACAGGCTTATGACTACAGGCTTGTTGCATCTATACATGATGAGTACCAATTTGAAGTTCGTAGAGACCAAGCTGAAAGGTTTGGTGAACTAACTAAGCAGGCAATGAAACTTGCAGAGAAAGAACTGAGTGTTCAATGTCCTTTGGATAGTGAATATAAGATAGGAAAAAATTGGTATGAAACACATTAATGGGTTGACATACATTTTTAGATGTAGTATAATTCGTTATAATTTAACAAGCAACAAAGATTGCACTAACAAACTAAGGAGTAAGACATATGCCAGTACTAAGTGGTAAAGCCTATTGGGCATCAATTTCAAATCCAAACACTACATTTGAACCTGTTTGGAGTATTGACTTAGCTTTAGATGAAGCTAATAAAAAGAAAGCAATAGACTCAGGTCTAGCAGTAAAGAATAAAGATGATGAGAGAGGAGACTTTGTTACCTTGAAGAGGAAAGTAACTTCTAAAAATGGTAGTCAAAATAATCCACCATCTTTAAAAGACTCTCAAAAGAGAGACATCAAGGGAACATTAATTGGAAATGGTTCTGATGTTAATGTCCTTTATAAAACTTATGAATGGAGTTATGCAGGTAAGAGTGGAGTAGGTGCTGACCTGCAGGCAGTTCAAGTTATTAATCTTATTGAGTATGCAGAGGGTGAAGACTTTGATGTTATACCTAATGGATACAAGTCAGGAGATAACTTGGATGATGAAATTCCTTTCTAGATTAAGCTAAATGCTGAAGTGGGTTGTGGTTGGTGGGAAAATTTTATAAAGGAATATTATTATGAGTAAAAAAGTAGATACATTAGTCCAAGATATTTATAGGACTATTGATGAAGGTTTAGATAGGAGAAAAACTGACAAAGCTTTTCTTCAAACCTTCAGCAAGAATGTTATGGAATCTATTGAGAAGTTTTTATTTGAGAAGAGAGAAGACGTAACCACGTTAAGGCTCTCTCAAATAGGAAGACCTGACAGGCAATTATGGTATGATATAAAGTCAGATATAAAACCAAAGAAACTTGATGCCAAAACTAGAATAAAGTTTTTGTATGGAGAAATCCTTGAGTCTCTTGTTATTCTTCTTGCAGAAGCTTCAGGACATGACGTATCTGAAATGCAGAAGATGGAAGAGATAGAAGGTGTCAAGGGTCATAAGGATTGTAGAATAGATGGTACTCTTGTAGATATAAAGAGTGCTTCTTCCTATAGCTTTAAGAAGTTTAAGGATGGTTCTCTTGTAACCAATGACCCTTTTGGTTATATGTCTCAGATAAGTGCCTATGCAGAGAGTGCAGGTGATGACTCAGCAGGTTTTCTTGCAATAGATAAATCTACAGGTGAACTTACCTACTTACCTGTGGAAAGTATCCATATGATAAATGCTTCTGATAGAGTCAAACATCTAAAGGAAGTTGTTAAATCTTCTACTCCACCTCAGAAATGTTTTCCTGATGAACCTGATGGCAAGTCAGGTAATAAAAAACTTGCACTAGGTTGCGTCTTCTGTGGATACAAAGAACATTGTTGGTCTGATGCCAATCAAGGTAAAGGATTAAGGAAGTTCAAGTATTCCACAGGAGTACGTTACCTAACACAGGTTAACAAGACACCTGATGTAGAAGAAATTACTGATGCCAAAGCATAAGTTTCGTTCTAATTCAGAGTACAATACCTATTGCTTCCTAAAAGAAAATAAGGTATCATTTAAATACGAAAAGCTAATCATAAACTATGAATGGCTAGAATCCAAAAAGTATATTCCTGATTTTGTATTGAGTAATGGAATTATCCTAGAGGTAAAGGGAAGATTCGTACTAGAGGACAGAAAGAAACATCTGTTTGTAAGAAAGCAGTGTCCTCATTACGACATTCGATTTGTCTTTGATAATCCTAATAGGAAACTATACAAAAATGGAAAGATGACTTATGCTACTTGGTGTGAGAAGAATGGATTCAAGTATTGTAAATTCAGTGATGGGATACCAAAAGAATGGATAACAAAGTAAATACAAATTTAAACTTTGTTGTTGAGGAAGATGTCTTTAAAGAAAGAACAACTCCTGAACAGACATTATATATGTGTGTCATACTACAGGCATTACTTGATGCAACCAAACCTTCTTATGATGGAGAGCCTGAAGCATCTATACTTGAAAGAGATAGAGCAAAGGCTTGGTTCTTTGCTTCTGTGGGTGTTACCTCAGAGGACTTTAAAATGGTATGTGACTATGCAGATGTTGATTATAATTATATGAGAGAGTTTGCATTTAAAGTTTTAGAATCAGGTGAAATACAATATACAAGAAAACGAATCAACGCAGTGTTAGGACATTAAAATGAAAAGTAACTTACTACCAACAGACTACCAAAACTTTATTGCTTTATCTCGCTATGCAAGATGGAAGGAAGACGAACAAAGAAGAGAGACATGGACAGAAACTGTCTCAAGATATTTTGATTACATGCAGGGATTGCATAGTAAAACTTTAACAGATTCTCTTAGAAAGAAACTAGAAGAAAAGATATTAAGTCTAGAAGTCATGCCTAGTATGAGAGCATTAATGACTGCAGGACCTGCTCTTAATAATTGTAACGTAACTAGTTACAACTGTAGTTACATACCTGTTGACTCACCTAGAGCCTTTGACGAGTGTATGTATATTCTTATGTGTGGTACAGGTGTAGGCTTCTCTGTTGAAAGAAGCAATGTTGACAAGCTACCTATTGTCAATGAACACTTTGAGAGAAGCTCTACAGTAATTAAGGTAGCTGACTCTAGACCTGGTTGGGCAAGAGCATTGAGAGAGTTAATATCTTTATTATATGCAGGACAGATACCTACAATAGATGTATCTGAAGTAAGACCTGCAGGTGCAAAGCTAAAGACAATGGGTGGTAGAGCATCAGGACCTGGACCTTTCCTTGACTTATGTAATTTTGTTATAGATAAATTTAAAGATGCAAAAGGTAGAAGGCTTTACCCTATTGAGTGCCATGATATTATGTGTAAGATTGGACAGGCAGTCGTTGTAGGTGGTGTAAGACGTTCTGCTCTTATCTCTTTGTCTAATTTAAATGATGACCAAATAAGACATTGTAAGTCAGGAGAATGGTGGGATATACCTGAAGAAAATATAATAAGAGAAGGTCAAAGAGGTCAGGCAAATAACTCTGTTGCTTATAGAGACAAGCCTGAAATAGGAACATTTATGAGAGAATGGTTGTCTCTATATGAATCTAATTCAGGTGAGAGAGGTATCTTTAATAGACAAGCTGCAAAAAATAAAGTAAAAGAAAATGGAAGACGAGATGCTGACCACGAGTTTGGATGCAATCCTTGTAGTGAAATTATTCTAAGACCTTATCAGTTCTGTAACCTAACTGAAGTTGTTTGTAGAGAAAGTGACACCATAGAATCTCTAAAACAAAAGGTGGAAGTTGCAACAATATTAGGAACATTTCAATCAACACTTACTAACTTTAAATATTTACGTAAGATATGGAAGCAAAATACAGAAGAGGAAAGACTGTTAGGAGTTTCTCTTACAGGTATACTTGACTGTCCTTTACTTACACCTCGCAACATTACATTAAAAGATACACTAGAAAATCTAAAGAATATTGCAGTAGAAACAAATAAAAAGTATGCCAAGATATTAGGTATACCTCAGTCAACTG